TTACATCTGCAAATAAATAATTACCACTTGCATAAAAATCAGCATTAGCAACACCAGAATCAAAGAATCTAGTTGTTTCATCATCAAAGTTTCCTGAAGCACTATCAAAGAGTTCTGATGAATCTAATTCAATAGCATCATCTGTAATTACAGTATTAGTTAAAGTTCCATTAAAATCTGGGTGTTCAGATTGAGTAGCTATTGCATTAAAATTAGCAACTCCTGTTACATTAGAAATAATAGCTGTTGCATTTGAACTAAAGTTACCAAGTTTATCTACTGCTTTCAAAAGATAAGTTCCAGCCCTAGCTGGTACAGAAATTGAAGTTGCTGGTCTTGATACTTTTTCTACTAATGCTACTGAGTTTTGCCAATCAGCAGTTCCATCTGTTTCTTCACTAAATCTTAAGCTGTAATATGCTAAATCTAAATCTGGTATTTGTGTCCATGATAAGTGAGCCTCTTGTCCTACAATATTACAAGCAAAGTCTGTTACATCGGCTGGTGGTTCTACTGCACCAATAATAGTTCTTTGTGCTGATACATAAGTTGAAGATACTCCTAAACTATTTACAGCCTTAACTCTTACATCATAAGTTTCTTGATCAATTACATTTAAAACTCTGTGATTTAATCCTGAGCCTTGTGCATAAATAATAAAATCTGAATCTGTACTTAATTTATATTCGACTTGGTAATAATCTATAAATTTATCTGTACTCGCACCTATATTTACATCTAAAGCTACAATAACTGTACCATCATTATATTCGATTAATGTATCATCTAATGTTACACTCGCTGGTGGTTGGATAGTAAATGGATTTGGTAAATTAGTTGTAGGTACTGTAGCTTGTTGTGTTTTTGTAGCCCAAGTATAAAAACTATCAGAGTGTTCAACTAATCCTAATGCCATAGTATAATCTTGATTAAATGTTGCACTTGCAACTCTAAATGGCTTAGAAGAATAACCTAGACTATTAAAGCTGATATTAACTATATCTCCGATTGCTAAATCATATGCTTTTGCTCTAGCTTTAATAGATAATTTTTTTGCATTTCTTGATCTTCTTAAAATAATCTCTGCCATTTCTTCTGCTTGATATGGAGATGTAATTGTTTTAAAATCAAATCTTCCCTCAAGTAAAAAACCACCATCAGCAGTTTTCATAGTTGCGTGTTGATCTGCACTTGGTAATCCTGAATCGTCAATAGGTGGAAATTGAACTTGATCTACTTGATAATTTCGATCTGGATTAATAAATGAAACAATAACTCTATTGTATTTACTATTTTTATCTTCACTTTGTAATTTAATTCCACCGATAATATCATCTTCATTTAAAGTTAAAGAAGCTGTGCCTATTGTTTCGATAATAAGTTTATATTTACCAGATGTATATGGTAAATAACCTCTACAACCTTTAATTAATTCTCTTACATTATCTATTACTTTTTTAGATGTATCTAATACTGAATTTGTATCAAAAATATTAATATCACTTGCACCAGAATATGGAGTTACTTGTGTTTCACAAATAACAGAGGCATCATAAAAACTTTGTAAATCAATGTCATTTACCGATAAACCTTTTCCATATCTTTCATTAGTTAAAAAATCTAATAAACACCATGCTGGATTAGTTTGATAACTTGCAGATTGTTCAACAAGACTTGCATTATAAGTTTTTATTTTTTTACCTTTAATTTTTGCTTGTACCTTTGGTATGCCTGAGAAACAATCTTGATTCCATTTAAATCTAACTGCAAGATAACATAAACCTCTTAATCTGTGATTACTTCCCCAATTAGATAAAGTTGATAATAATGTTGATGCAGATTGACTATCTGTTCCAAAGTGTGGCTCTAATCTAATAACACTTTCAGCACTTGCACCCTCAACATTTGGGTCAGCTTTATAAAAATTAGTATCTGAACTATCTACTTCAACTGCTGTACCATCAGAAAAACCAGATGCAAATGTAACAACTTTGTCATCTATTCTTATTTCTTCAATACTATTAATTTCTCCCTCTGCCATAACGATAGCCATATAAAGATATTCATTTGTAGTTCCACCACCAGAATCTAAAAAGACACGAGTACCACCTACTAATCTTTCTCCATAAATTACAGGAATAGATGCGTCATTCGATTGTTTATTTAATAAAACACCTTTTTCAAAATCGTCAAATTCTCCTGTGCCAAAATCAGGTATTTCTAAATCTGGTATTAACCAACCTATTACAGAATCAACTACATCTACTACAAAATCTACAACATCATCTACTGTATCTGTAACCCAATCAACAAATCCACCCATTATAAATCCTTAATTATAACTCTTTTAATTTTATTATTTTCTACTCTTAACCAAGTAAAATTATCTTTAACACCTTTAAATTTTCTTGCCATATTAATACAACACTTAAAAATTTTTCTAATATTTTTAATAGCTATAAACTGTACAAATACTAAATTAGAACCTGAGTTCCATTCTTTGTAATTTATTTTTCCTGTTTGTGTAAAATTATTGTAGGCTTGATTAGAGAGATAAGCCCAATTAGTAAATCCTATAAGTTCATCATAGTTATAATGTTTTTTATATTGATTTAAATTTATACTTGGGTTTAAATAATGTATTAAATCTTTATCTCTTAAATAGTTATAATAATTTGTATTTCTAAAAAGTCTTATAATATCTTGCATTATTCTCTACCCCATTTAATATCTTGTACTGTTTCTGAACTAAATTCCATACCATTATCTCCATTAAAAAATCTTTGCTGTGATGTAGGATTTGTTTTTCTTCCTGATATTTTTTGAAAATCTGCCCAATGTGAAACAATAGTAAATACTATATCTGATGAATCTTCTCCCTCATTAATTTCAAATGTATCTATTTGACCATCATAAAGTAAAAAAGGATCAGCAATCAAGGAATTATTAGAATCTAAAAAACCTCTGAATATTTTAACTTGGTCATTAACAACATTTTCATTTAAGACAATAGAGATATAAGTTTGATCTACAGCAGATAGACCTATTCTTAATGATGATTTGGTAATATCCACTTCTTCTGAAAATTGAGATAAATTTTTTACAAAACCTTGAGGATTATATGTAACTGATGACCCAGATACAGAACTTGTTAAAGCAAATGAACAATCAGTAAAATTAACAGGTGTAGAGAAATTAAAAGTAATTAGATGAACAGGGCGTAATACATAGTTAGCAAGTTCATTTTTTAATGCTGTCGTTAGGTTTCTCGTCATATAATTCGTAATTTGTTTGGGTTACACTTTCTGTACCTTTTAACATAGTATATTCAAATTTGCTATTGGGTTTCTTGTATTCTTTAAGATCGTTAATACTAGCATCTATTTCATCTTCATTAACAATAACTTCAGCAATAAAATCGGCATTTATTTTGTGTCTAATTATATATTTTTTCATCTACAATGATTCTTCAACATCTAATTCAAATTTATATAATACATTACCATCTTTATCTGAACCTACACCACCAAATTCTTGCATTTGATTTAATAAATAAACTGTAAATGGAACACTATCATAAGTTATATCAGAATTTGATACAGCTTGTCTTAATGGTGGTTCTATTGTTAATGAGCCTGTTGAAATATCTGATTGATCTTCAACTACCATATAAACTTTGTCATGGTTAGCAAACTTAATATAATCTCCAGCTTTTAATGTTCCTGTTCCTGTACCACCTAAACTAACAGATGTAGCACCAGCAGATGCAGTTCCATTTGGAATACCACTAGCTGTACCTCTAGCATTAGATATTTCTGGTGGAACTATTGTAAATGTTTCTTTTGATGATCTTTGTTTCATGATAAATGCCATTAATTCTCCAAAAACATCAGATCGTTTTGCAGTTATAATACTAGCTGTAAATCCAAATCTTTGACCATCTATTTGTCTTGCAAATCTTTTACCACTTACTGATTTAGACATTAAAGTATTTTGTAATGATCTAATACCTAAAGTTTTAAATTTTGAGTTTGATATAGGAAATGCACCAGCCATTATATTATTGCCTCTCTCCCTCTTTCATTAACAGATTCATTAATAATTCTTGAGATAGTTCCTCGTCTTGAAACTAATAAATCATCAAAGCCTTTTGCATCAACTGTTGTTATATTAAAATTAACATTTACTGCACCACCATCTGTTCCTCTTGCTGATTGTGTAATTTGCCCTGTTTGATTAGGTATAAATAATTCTGGCCCATTTTCTCCAACTATACTTGGTTGCCCTTTTCTTATTGCTCCACCTTTAGCTGATGTTTTCATTGAACCACCACTCGTACTTAAAAAACCACCACCCATAGAACCACCACCTGTAAGTATTGCAAGTAAAAATGCAAGACCTACTTGTTTCTTTAATTCTGATGTATATTTTTTAGCATTATTTAATTTTTTATTTTCTTGTTTTTCGAGATCAATGTTTAATAGTTTTTGAATTCCTAGTCTAATAACAACTTCAATTAAAATAGCTAATGTTTGCACAAGTGCATCTTGTACCATTCTTTTAAATGACTTACCTAAATCTTCTCCTAATATAATTGCTCTTGATAAAGCATTTGAGAATGAAGTAATACCAGAGTTTAAACCCTCTTTAATTGAAGTTGAAATATTTGTAAATTTTTCTTGCAAATTTTTTAAAGCAGTTTCATTCATAGATTTAAAAGTTTCTTCTGTTTTTTTAACTGCATTAGCCATTTCAAACATATGTTGATTAGATATAGATGTAAATTTAACTATTTCTTTTTGTTCTTCTTTTATTTTTTCAACATTATTTGCCATTTCAAATAAGTGATGATTTGATTCTGATAAAACACCACTTTTTATTTTTTCAAATTTAATAAAATCCTCAAGTTCTAATTTTTGTTTTCTTAAAAGATTTAACTCATCTTCATTTAATTTTTTATAATCTTCATAAACCATTAATGCTTTATTTCTTACATCTATAAATTCATATTCTTTTTTTAATCCATCTTCTAATTGTTCATTAATTTCTGCTAATCTTATTTTTGCTTCTTCAATATTAGCAACATCAATTAAACCACTTCCAATTCTTTCTTTTTTTAGTAAATCACTAACTTTATCAATTACAAAACTTATTGAAGCTAAACCTACAGCACCTTTTTTACCTAATAAAAAAGCACCAACAATACCAATTTCTCTTGCAAATTCTGGCATGGCCATAAATCCATCAAAGATACTTTTTAAACCTGAACCTATTTTATTTATTGTAGGAATTAAATCTTTACCTACTTGAACTACTCTTACCATTCCTTGTGCTAAATTTTTACCAACTGATGTTGCAATTCTATCTAAATCTTTTGCATTATCTTGTAAGAATTTATCTAAATCTCCAAATTGATTTTTAAGTTCTTCAAAGAATCCAGCTTCTAATAAAACCTTTTTAAAATTAAATACTTTATCTCCTATCATTGATAGAGTTCCCTCAAAAGTATTTGCTAATTCATCTGTAGCTTTTCCAAATCTACCCTCTTTACCAAACACTCTTTCAAAGGCTTGTACTGTTTCTTCAATAGACACAGTTGCACCAGCTTTAAAGCCAAGCATATTTCTTACACCTTTTTCTCTAAATATATCTGCTGAACCTATACCAGCACTAAATGATCTTTGTATTTGTTCTCCAGCAGTTCTAAAATCTAATCCTGTAACAGATGCAACATTCCCTGTTATCTCTAACATTTTTTGTAAGTCATCAGCATTATCTGTAACTGTTGCAAGAATACCAGCACCAGCTTGTATCTCCTCTAGTGAAAAAGGAACTTTAGATGCAAACTTAGTCATGTTATCAAATGCCTTTGCACCCTCGTTTGTATCTTTAAGTAAAAATTTTAATCTAGTTCTTAAATTCTCTAATTGCTTTCCTGTATTGACTAAATTTCTAACAACTAGACCAGCACCCAAACCTAAAAAAGCATTTCTTAAATTAAATACAGAGTTTTTTAATCTACCTAAAGATTTTTGAACACCATTTAAAGCCTGTTTGGATTTATCTCGTGCTACAATGTCTATATTAAGTTTTTGTGCCATTATTTAAACTTTCTTGCTTCTGCTAATGAAGTTTTAGTTTTATACTGTTCTTGTTCTTTTTTCAAGTAAGCTAACCAAAGATTATAATGGCTAACAGGCATATCAAGAACTTGTTGGATTGTGATGTGTAATCTATCTGCTACTATTAAAAGCGACCTAACATCAGGGTCGCTATCTACTTTTTTTCAGCTTCCTCGTAATTAGTATCTAAAAGTATCTTGTTAGCAACATCAGATATAATATTTGAATCTGCTTTTTTTCTTAATGCAAATTTATCTTCTGGGCTAAAGGCTTTTATCATATCGCCTTTATCATTCTTAACTAATAACTTCATTATAAGTAAATCAACAAGAACAGTTAAGTCTTGAAAATTACTAGACTTCTTAAAGATAATGTTTTTTTCTTCAAGGGTTAATGGCTCAGAATAGAATACACTAGCATTACCATGCTCGTCTTTCCACTCCTCAACTTCAATAGTGATAGTTTTAAGAGTTTCAAAATGAGATTTAACTCTATCAATAACTGACATAAATTAGAATTATACAGTACCTACAGTTAATGCACCAGTTCCTTGAAAAGTAACAGTTCTTGAAACGATTGCGTCCATTGAGTTATTAATACTCATACCAGTAACAATTCCTGTTCCTGTGTAACTTGCATCTCCTGAATCATTACCCTCTGGTAATAAAACAAATGAGATAGAAGAACCAGCAGTTAAAGTTTCTTGCTGAGCATCAGTTTCATCAAAGTGCATTTCTAATGTACCAGAGAATGAAGTTCTGCCACTAACAAATGATTTAGTTGCATCTGTTAAAGCTGTATCCTCTACTACATCTCCTGTTGTTTCAAGTGTGAAGCTAGTAAGTTCCCCTACTGCTGTTCCACCAGCTGTTACAACTCCTTCTTTTCCGTGATGTGTTGCCATGTCTTTTTATCCTTGTTAGATTTTTGTTTGGTTTCTTTTTCTTGCTTATAGCCTAGTCTTAAATAATGTTCAAGATTAGATTCATTAATAATTATCTCTGAATTACCTTTATATAATTTAATATCCTTAGCCATAAGTCCTTTTACAGTTTATCGTCTTCTTCGTCAATATCTTCTTCATCTTCCTCAAAATCTTCTTCAAACTCATCTGATACATCTTCTTCTTCCCAAGTACCATCTTCATCTT